GACATAGATTTTGTCGTTGATTGCAAGGCCATGCACCGCAGCCAGGGTGATCACGCCGGGGTTGGCCACGGTGATGGCGGTTACGGCAAGCGAATTGCTCAAAGCATCGGATGAGGCCAGGGATTCATCGACCCCATTGGTGCCTACGCTGGTGACCACGTACTTGTAGACCATGGTGCCAGTGCCCGTTGCAACCCCGACCACTGCGGTAGGCGCAGAGAGCGAAGAGGCAAAGCTGATGGTGGAGAACTGCCAGTTGGTAGCCCCGTAGCGGCGCAGCTCACGCGGCGCGTAGCTGGGGTGGCAGATGGTCAGCACGTCCGCACTTTGCACGTAGTGCAGGTTAAAGAGGTCGGCCTCTAGGTAGGGAGACGGGATCTCGTAGGTGGTGCCGCTCAGCGCGTACCACTTGCCTGCTGCCAAGTCGGTGGCAAAGGTGCCCGAGGTGTGGGCGACCGCGCAGTAGTAGTTGATGCCGCCGTTTGCGCGCAGGTCGCCAAGGGCGTAGGCGGTGCTGGTGGCCCAGGCGCTGACGGCACCCACGTTAAGCGTTGCACCCTGGGTATGAAAACGCACGTAGCCGTCCCCAAACTCCAGCACCATGGTCTGCGTGGTGCTGAAACTAAAGGGGATCACGCGGGTGGCTTTGGCGCTGGTCTTTACCGCGTTGACGTAGGCAAAGCCAGGCCGGTTGGCCACCGGGCCGTGGGGCAAGGTGATGAAGTTGCGGCACGTGGCCAGGCCGCTTTGGAACTTGGCGTCATCGATGCGGCCAAAGAACTCGGGGGTGAGCTCACCGCCCCCAAAGGACCTGGATAGGGTGCGGATGTTGGACATGGTTTATCGCCCGGCGATCCAGCCCACGTTTTGCGCGATGGTGGTGCGCCGCTGGTTGGCGTCCGAGACCGAAGCCTTGCTGAGCATGCCCACGGCTGCAGACATGCAGCGCTTGGCCTCCGCAGCGCCCGTGTCGCCCTTGATCACCGGGCCTGCCAGGTAGCTGGCCAGGTACCAGGCCAGGGTGTCAACAAACAGCGGGCTGAACACCGTGGTGTCCTCGATCGTGCGGGTGTATCGGCACATCGCATTTTGTTGGTTGGTGTAGATCACCAGGGTCCCGTTGGAGAGCGTCTCCTGGGCATAGGGTTGGGGTGTGTAAGTGCCTGCGCCCACAATGGGCAGGCCGCTTTGAGTGAAGCCGTAGTTGTTGAGGACGCTGTAGTCGTCGCTGGCATCATTGGCCAAGATGCCCAGGATGTTGACCGCATCCCCTGGCGTTGCGTAGCAGTACTGCCACTCGGGCCAGGCCGATCCTAAGAGTGCCAGGGTGACCCGCGTGGTCGCAAAATTCCAACTGTGCAGCTCGAGCAAAGAGTCCCGTGCGATGGGGTAGAAGCGAGCGCAGTGCTCGGCCTGTGCCGATCCTTCGGGCGGAGAAATGCTCGACACCGTCGCCTCGTCACCCAGGTGACCCAGCGCCAGATTGCAAATGTCAACTGCTGATGCCATTGGTTACGCCTCGCCTCGATGTTTGCGCTCATTGCGCCCATAAAAACGGGGGCCTCGAGAGTGAGACCCCCGCCGGGATGCGCCCTATTCAAGCCCCGCGCAAGCGCGGTTCCTGGTCGGGTGAAGCCTCTTCTGAAGCAAGGGCTCCATGGGTGGCAGCACTGTTTTTTTGCGCACGCTTCAATGGGATCAACTCCAAATTGCTTCCAGCTTTACCGTCGTATTCGATGGTCTCGCCCTCCTCCACAATGTCGTTGTTGATGAAGCTCTTTTGCAAAACTTTGTACTGCGCCATGGAGTGCTCCTATTAAGTGACCGAGAAGCCAGAGCCGTAGGTCTTGAAGTCCGCGATATCCGTTGCGATGTCAGCGGTCACTGAACCCGCCGAGTACGTGCCAGAGATCGTGTACTGCGCGCCCAGGTAGCGTTGGCCCGTACCAAACACGCTTGGTTGGATGCGCACGGCTGCCTTGTAGCCAGCCACCAGAGAGGCAGTGACGACTGCAGCAGTCGTTGCGACCACGGTGGGCGAGGTCAGTGCAGCAGCCGCAGAGGTGATGACCTGGAAGGTCACGTTGGTGCCGCCCACCAGTGCGACGGGTACGGTGAAGTACACGTAGAGCTCTTCACCAGCGCCCATATCGCGGGCGACGCCCAAATCAATGGTGTTGGTAGAGACCGCTGTGGTGGTGAGGAGTTGCGCGTCCGAGAGGCGCAGAAATGCATCGGTGATCATGGTGTGTTTTCCTTTATATGTTGAGTTGATCGCATCGATTAGGACACGACAGATTCGGTGTTCAAGAGTTGGTCGACACGACGCAGCGGCACGCCCAGGAAGGACAGGTAGCTGCTAGCGGTACCGAACTGCGTGAGACCTTCGTTGATCTTCAGCACGTACTGGCTCTTGTCCAACGCAGCCAATGCCAATCCACTGTGAACCGTGCGGTTCATGTAGAAGGCCGGGCGTCCCATGGCCATGTTGGGGATGCGGTACAGAGCACGGGCCATCAACTTCACGATGTTGGTGGCAGCGCTGGCCGCTTGCGTGCCGGTCTGGCCAACCAGGTCAGAGATATCGATGTTGGCAATGCGCACGACATAGCGCCAGTCTTTGACGACCAGGCCGTTCTTCCACTGGTAGTGGGTGCGGTACGCCTGGTAACGCGCACCCGAGGAATCCCACACCGTGTTCAGACCCAGGTCCTCATGGATCAGACCGGCTTTGGAGCCCTTGGGGAAGGGGCAGAACACCGTGTTGTCGCCCCACACCACCAGGTACACCGACGCATTGTCAGAGCCCGAGCCACCGGCGGAGATGATGTTCTGGCCGTTGCCCGCGCTGGTCGAGCTGTAGCGTGTAGCCAGTCCCAGGAATTGCTTGGGGTCGGTGCCGGGGTTGCCGTAGAACAGGGTCTGTGCCTGGGTCTGGTTCATCGACTCCAGGAACGCGTAGTCCTCAGACAGGCGGAACTGGGCGGTGTTGCCGTTGAGCTCAGCCAGGTCCTTGTCGACCTCCGAGTAGGCCTCGAGCATGCCGCACGACTCATCGACCTGGGCGGTCGTGGATTTCGTGGTGGGGATACCCTGGTTGATGGCGCGCCAATAGACAGTGGGCAGGCCGGTACGAATCACGACACGGTGACCCGTGGGCAGGTTGCCTTCCATGAACATGCAGTCCTCCAAGATCTCATTGGACTGAGACAGAAGTTCTGCGACGACGGGGACTCGACCGTCAGGGTCGATGCGTTTCGCCCAATCCGCAAGGGTGAGCGCTGTGGTTGCTAGAGTAGCCATGTGAAATTACCTCTTTAAGTTTGATTTGGATAAAGGGATGCGGCTGGATCGCGTCCCCCTGAGCGAGCGCCGTTCATGCCTGATGGCACAAAGCGGTCTTCGCTGATTTGTTTCCCGGCTCGGTAAAACGCCCGGATCAACTCCGGGTGATTGCCCAAACCGGACTCTTCCAAGAGCGTGCGCAGCTCGGGCGTTCCGAAGGCGTCGATTGCCTTCTTGGCCACTGACAAGTTCTCAGTGAGATTGGCTCCACCGAACTCTTTGTCAGCTTTGGAAGACTCCAGCCAAGAGCTGCGTGCTGCGTCGAGCGCGGCCGCTTGGCGTGCCTGCATAGCAGGGGCCATCTTGTCCATCATCTTCTGCGCGGCCTCTTGGCTCAATCCAGCATCACGTGCGAATTCCGAGAAGGCCTCCACCGAACCCGCATCCATCTGGATGTCTGTGGGCATGGTGAATTCGTACTTCTCTGGGACCACCGACGCGGCGTCGGCTGGGTCCTTGTCGCCTGCTTTGCTTTGTCCCTCGGCGGTGTTTGCCGCATCCTGGGTTGATTGAGCGCTCGAGTCCTGGCTCTGAATTGACGCGTCTGCGGTGAGCGTGGCAGTGGGAGCTGCCGAGTCCGCTGCAGATGCGCCCGTGGACGCGCCGCCGTCAGTGTTCGTTTGGGCGGTCGTCGTCGTGGTGCTTGTCTCTGACATCGTGTGTTTCTTTCAACATCAATGCGTACTGGTCTGGACTGAACTCGTTGATCTGTGCCATCAGCATCAGCCCGACATTGCGCTGGCCCTCTCTAAAGAAGGTCTCGCTGTTGCCGGTAAACGAGCTCCGATACACACCGGTACGCTCCAGCAAGCGCCAGACAATCCGACGCCCTCTTTTGCTTCCCATGAGCCACTTCATGTCCTCTTTCTCTTGATCGGCTGAGAGCTTGTTGCGTTCATCGCTTTGCGACTTGGCGCGCTCTTGGCCTCTGAGATCCAGGGGATCAAAATGTCTCATGCTCTTAATTTAATCTCAACGTATTGAGGTACGCGCACCGATGCAGGCGCGACAAAGCAGCGCTCAATCGGCATCTGCCGCAGCCCCGGACGCGGGGCCGTACAGCATCGATGCGGCTTTGGCCGAATTGGGCTCACCGTTTTGGCGGACCTCGATGTCGGTGAGCTGGATGCACAGGTAGATGTCCTTGCCACCACTGTCATCATCAGCTTCGAGCTCCTCGGTGGCTCGGGTCACCACGCCCCGAGCTTGGATGGTCACCACCTGGCCCGCGTTCATGATGGAGGTGATGCCTAGGGCCTCACACTGATCGCCGTTCAAGCGGATCTCGGTGCCATAGCCGTAGGTGTTCTCAACGGGCTGCGCGTACTCGGCTTCGCTCATCTGCTTCAAGCTAATCAATGCCATGTTCAGACTCCATTCGGTGTGGGTGAGTTGTAGCCAGAGAACATGCCCATCACGTCGGTGAGTGCGTTCTGTCCCCCGGTGTTTGCGCCTGCCAGCTTGGATGCGGTATCGGCGTTTTGGTTCAACAAGGCGCTGCGCTGTGCGGCCTGGGCTGCTTGTGCGCGCTGCTGGCGAATGAGTGCGACCTGCTCGCCGGGCACGATCAGATCTGGGCTGATGCCCAGCATCTCCGAGTACTCGTCGGCCCACTTGTCGGAGTCGAACTTGTCCAACACGTCGGGCTTGAAGGATGCCACCGAGCCCAGGTTGCCCACGAATCGGTCCACGCCGTTGGTGGCCACCGCACGTTGCGCTTGGGCCAGCATGGATACGAACTCCACGTTGAGCTCCATGCCATGGAGCTCAGGCGGTGGGGGCGAGACGAGCCCGGCCTCCAGCATGCGCGAGAAGGTCATCTCGATCATCGGGTCCAGCAGTTCGTTGTGCAAGCGCTCCAGCACCGGACCCAGCATCAAGAGCTTCTCCTCGTGGCGCTCTGCCACCTCGGTGGCCGTCATGCGTGCGTCGGTCTGGTTGGCCAGCATCAGAAACAGGTCCGCGTAGAAGCTGCCCCGGATGCGCTCGCGCACGTCCCCGATGTCGGCCAGCAGGTGGGACAGGTCCAGGTTGACATCAAATGCGGTCTTGATGCCTGAGCCGGTGTTGGACATGTCCACAAAACTGATGCCGCCCGGCATCGATTCGATGTCGCGGTTCTTCATGGACGTTGGCACCTGCAAAGGTGGCTTGGTCTTGTAGTCGATGGCCTGGGCCTTGCGCAGTTGCTCGTGCTGGAGCTGCTTGATGTCGCCCAGCGCTTCCATGCCAGGGCTGTTGCCGTAGATGTCGCCGCCGCTTACAGCCCAGCGCGGAACAATGCCCGGGAACTCTTTGAAGCCTGACTCGCGCAGGTACTTGTCGCCATCCTGGTTGAGCTCAAAGTAGCACGACTGCCAGGGCATGTTCTTGGCGTCCTTCATGCGCGGATCGCGGTCCACCCGGGGCTCAATGGAATGCACGATGGTGATCCACTGATCCAGAGATCCCCGGTCGTGCATGTTCTTGACCGTGGTGCTCACGTTGTCAATGCCAAACTCGCCCACCACCTCGGCCACGGTCTTTTGAAACTCGCGGTACAGCGTGGTCACCTCGCCCCGGTAGTTGGTTGCGATGGCGTACTCGCCGGTGGTCAACGGGTAGTGGCGGATCACGTCCTGGTAGTCGCTCATCACAATGGATGCGCCCGTGCCAAAGGCACCCAGCTCCTCGTACATCGAGTGCAGCGCCCGGTAGGTGTTGCCCTTGCTAAAGATCTGCAGCATCATCTGCGTGTTCTGGTGCAGCCAGGACTTGACCGGCGCGTACTTCATCAGCTCAGGGTCCGCAATGCCTAAGCGAAACCAGGGCCGCGCCGGGCTGGTCATGCCGCTCATCATTCCTGCGGCCAGCACCCGAAGTGCCCGCGTGCCGGTGGAGTCATAGATGTTGTTGTGGCGTCTCCAGCCCTTGTCGCGGTCCTGGATGAAGAAGCGCCCCGAGCGGGGTAGCAAGTAGTCGCTGATCTCTTTCCAATGCGCAAGCCAGGACGCCCGCTCTGACTTCAACTGGCCCCAGCGGGTATAGAGCTTGTCGCGCTTGGGTAGCCTGGATGAGCTGGGTTGGTTGTCGCCGGTGTACTCACTCATGTCATACGCCCAGCAGGGTGTTCTTGGACAGGGTCAGGCTGGATGGATCAATCCCGCTGGAGCCTGTGAGCATGGTTCCAGATCCACCACTTTTGGCATTTTGCTGAGCCTGGCTCATGATGCCGCTGATATCGGGCGTCTTGGCGTTGGCCTTGTTGAAGGCCTGATCCTGCATAGCTTCTTGCTTCTTGGCAGCAGCCGTGGCGTTGTTCATCGCTTCACGTTGCAATGCATTGGCCTTTTGTGCCTGCTCGTTGGCGTTGTAAGCCGAATATGCCTGCACTGCAACTGCGGCTGTTGCAACAATCACCCAAGCCATAGTGTTCTCCTAAGAATGTGAATTTGCGTGTTGATCACACAAACGCAAAGTAGTGGTCTGCAACACGTCCGCCTCATCGGTGGCCATGCGCTCGATGGCCTGGATGTC